CGCGCATCCACCCCCACTCCACCGGGTAGCCGGGGAGCTTGAGGAAGGCGGCGGGCTGCCAGACCCGCCACATGTTGCAGGCGATGGCCCACTCTCCCACCAGCGAGAGCACCCGGGGCCCCACCAGGGGCGCGTCCAGCAGGGGGTCGAGGCGGGGGCGGGTGGCCGTCGCCGTCACGCCGCTGCGTCCAGGATGGGCTCCAGTCCCATCCGGCAGTTCGGGTGTAAGAGGCCGGGTTTCTCCGACAGGGGTACCACCTTGCCGTTCCGGCTGGCGCACGGCTCGTCGGTGTCCTCGTTCTCATGGATGCGGACGTGGCTCACCAGCCCCGTGGCGGCGTACCGGTCCAGGGAGGCGGCGTGCTGCGCCGTGGCGATCTCCGTCCTCGCGATCGTCTCCGGCCGCCCCCGCCACGTCTCCGTATAGAGCGCCCGGATGCCCCCGTAGCCGTCTGCCGGCACCCCGTTGGCGATCTCGTGGTCGGAGTACCCCCGCTCCTGGCCCACCTTGAGCACGTCCCGCAATTGGTCGCGGCTGCTCTGGTCGATCCGCACCACCTGCTCGGCGGCCAGGGCCAGCTGCTTGCGGGTGGCCTCGTCGTCCAGCCGGAACTCGTCGGCCGAGAGGAAGGGGAAGACGGACTGCAGCAGCTCGTGGACGGCCTCGAGCATGCGCCGGTAGCGGGGCATGAGGATGCGGGCCAGCAGGGCCTGCTCCTCCAAGGGGTCGTAGAGGTCGTCCAAGCGCATCAGCGGCGCTTCCGCTTCTTATGGACGCCGCTAATCGTGCCCTTGTTCGCGGAGGCGTAGAAGATGCGCGCCCCTCGGCTCTTGCCGTACTGCTTGGTCATCGCCCGCTTGATCTTGGCGCCCTTCCTCGTGAGCGGCACCTCAGTCCTCCTCGGCCGCCCGGAGCGAGCCACGGATGGCGACGAACTCCTCGAGCATGGGGCGGAGCACCCGCTCCGCGGGGCGCCGATCGCCCAACTGCCGCGCCGTCAGCAGGGCCACCTCCAGCACCTCGACCAGGGCGTCCCATTGGTCGTCGTCCAGGACCAGCATCGCGGGCCCCACCAACGGCACCCAATGCGCCGCGCGCGTCGCCTTCGGCCTGGTCATCCCGCCCCCTTCGCCCGCGTCAGCACGCGCTCCCGCTGCTGCTCCAAGTAGCTCTCGAGGTCTTGCTCGAGCATGGGCCTCGCCATCGCCTGGAGCATCTCCATCAGGGCCGGCATGAACGGCAGCGCCTGCTGCTTCCGCTCCCGCAGCCAGGCGTCCTTCTCCTCCGGCGTCGTCAGGGTCAGGGAGCGCTGCTGCTGCTGGCCGTCCTGCTGGCCTCCTTGCTGGTTGCCACCCGGGGGCCGGTTCTGGGCGGTGATCTCCGCCATCTGGCGGGCCTGCTCCAGCGGGTCTTGCGCCTCGCCCAGGCCGTCGGGCAGGGGCTCCAGTCCGACCTGGGCCCGGGCCTCGTCCTTGGTGAGCCAGCCCTTCTCCACGCCCACGCTGACCCGGGCGTAGACCTCGTTCTGGTCCTCCTGCAGCGCCCGCACCCGGGTCAGGTCGAACTCCACCCGCACCGTGCGGTCGGGCGTGTAGTCCGTCCGGAGGAGCTGCTTGGTGTAGGTGGCCGCCACCTGGCGCCAGCGGGGCACCACGGTCTGCTCGTAGAAATGCTCCTGCCCCTGCCTGACGTTGTTGTAGATCGAGTGCTCGAGGCCGCTGGCGAGGCTCAGCAGGGTCGGCGGCACCCCCAGCACGGCGCAGATGCGCGTCTCGGGGATGTAGTGGGCCGTCTTCAGGTCCAGTTGCTGGGGGGAGAAGCCCACCTGGGACAGCGTGGCCCCGTTGGCCACCACGGCGACGTGGCCCCGGTTGCGCCCGCTGGCCCCGTAGTCCTCCCGCAGCCGGTCACGGATCTGGGTGGCCTGCTCCTGGGTCAGCACCGGGCCCGGGGGGACGGAGACGGCGAGCGAGGCGACGGCGTAGTTGCTCAGGAGGTCTTCCAGGAAGCGGGTCGCCTCCTCGTCGGAGGCCACCTCCCGGAGCAGGCGCCGCAGGCGGGACAGGCCCACCCTATGGTCGGCGTCGTCGACCCCGTCCCGGAAGTGGACGACGTCTTCCGGGGGCAGTTCCTCCCGGGAGCCCTTGCCGTCGTCGTAGACGTAGTGGGAGATGAAGACCCCCCGGCGCCGGTCGTCCTCCGTCGTCTCCGGCTGCATCAGGGTGGGGGAGATGGGCCACAACTGGACGACCTGGCCCGAGCGGTCGCGGATCTTCCGGAGGTAGGCGTTCCCCGCGCAGTCCAGGCAGAGGGACAGCCAGGCGTTGAACTCGGGGGCGGAGAGCGACGGGTGGGGGTCGGCTAAGAGCTCCATCAGGGGGTGCTCGTCCAGCCAGTTCTCCGTCCCGTCCGAGAGGGCCCGGGCCACCCGAAGGGGCGCCTCCTGGAACGCCTGGGCCTTGAGCATCAGGCAGGCGAACACCGCGCTGTTCCAGGTGGTGGTGGGGCCCCCGAAGGCGGTCGTCACGGGGTTCCAGGAGGCCCCCCCGAAGGCGTCCGGGGCATACGTGTCCGTGCTGAAGCTGACGTTCACCTGCTTGAGCTCGGGGGCCGGGGCGGGCGGCACCGGCGCCGCTTTGGTTTCGCCCAGGAGGAAGTCCCGGACCTGCGTCAATACCGTCGCCATCTCAGAACACCCACTCCGTCGGTTGGCTGGCCCCATAGTACGCCAGCGCCAAAGCCATCACGCAGTCGTCGTGCATCCCCTCCGGGGCCGAGTAGCGCAGCAGCCCCGAGGGCAGGCGCTCCGCCTGGTAGGCCAGGAGCTCGTTGAGGAGGACGTCCTCGTTCAGGAGCCGCAATTCCGACCGCTCGAGGGCCAGGGCCAGCCCGTCGATCACGGCGGCCTTCGAGGCGTTGGTGGTCTGGAAGGGGTACACCGGCAAACTCATCCGCTGGAGCTGCTCCACCAGGGGCTCCCCCATGGCGTTTTGCTCCGCGTAGATGGCGTCGGGTTTGAACCGCGCACAGAGCGCCTCGAGGCGACCGAGTTGGAGGGCGTAATCGACCTTGTTACTGCGGTCGAGGGCTACCACCTCCCGGGTGGTCGTATCGACCACACAGGCCACGTTGAAGTCCTCCAGTTTCGCCCAGTCGATGCCGACGCAGTAGCGGTGCCCCTCGAGGGCCCCGTCCTGGGGCGTCGCCGTCGCCGCCTCCCGCACCCGCCGGAACACGGAGCCGTCCGCCTCGATGAACTGGGCGAGGAACTCCTGCTCGAACGTCCGCTCCGGCAGGGTCCGCCGGCTGTCCTCCACCTCGTCGGGCGGGATGTAGGGGTTGCTGACCGTCGGCATCTGCCACGCCGCCCAATCCGGATAGCCGGGGTCGGCCCCCCGATCGTAGAGGCGCTTGAAGAAGTTCAAGCCCTTCGGGGTCGACAAGAACCAGGCCCCGCCCCGCAGGTCGACCAAGGTCGGGCGCAGGACGGCGTTCCAGGCTTCCTCGAGATGGCGCACCATGGCCGCCTCGTCGATCACCACGGTGCGGTATTTGCGCCCCCGGGCCACGTCGGGCGTGTCCAACGACCACATCTCCAGCACGCCCCCGCCGAAGAGCTCGAGCCGGTGCTGCTGGCTGTCGACCCGCTCCACGACGCCGGCCGTCGCCCGGCGCACGTCCCGCCAGACCTCGGTGAGCATCCGGTAGGAGGGGGAGAACCAGGCCACCGCCTGGCCGCCGACGGCGTTGCGGACCAGCCGGTCGATCCCGAGCGTGGATTTTCCCCACCGCCTCCCTGCGCACAACACGTTGAACCGGCGGCGTTCGCCGGCCACCCGGCGCTGGCCGGGGTGGGGGCTAGGAAGTCGGATAGTCGGCGGCCCGCTCATCGGCTGCGTCGTCGCCGTACTCGATGCGGATGGCGCCCCGGTCGGGGCCACTGACCTCCATCTGCTGCAGGGCCTTCCCATAGCCCCGCTCGGCCAGCCAGCAGGCCGCCTCGAACTTGTAGCGCATGGGCTGCCGCTTCCCGCGCAGGATGCGGAGCATAAACTCCACCAGTTCGGCCCCGTCCCGCGTCTCGGCCCTGACCAATTCTGCGAGCCCCTTGGGACGGCCGCCCGGGTTGCCACTGACTCCCGGGAGCCAGGCCGGATTACCGCGGGGCCGGGGAATTGATAACGGCTTGTTCTCAATTTCCACCCGGGGCCCCCTGCAGTGCCCGCAGCCGGTCGAGCTTGGCCCCGGTGGGGCCGTGGGTAGCGGGGCTCTCGCAGAAGTGCTCCACGTTCCGGCGCAGGGCGTCGACGGCGTGCTCGAGCACCCGGGCGTAGGCGGGGTGGAAGCCCGCCACGCGCACCGTAAAGAGGGGGGCCCCGTCCACGACGTCCCGGTCGACGGTGGCCCCCATCCGGGTACACCAGCGCCGGGCCCGGGCGGCGGCGTTGCGCCGGTGCTTCGTCTCGCGCTGCACCCGCCGCACCTCGGCCGCCTCAAGGGTCATGGCGCAAGAAATCTTCCGCCGTCACGATACCACCCCGGCGACGTTTGGCTTCACGCTCCGCCAGCCGGGCCCGCCAGCGCCGGATCGGCTCGTAGTGGCGGGCGCACAGGTGGTAGGTGTAGCCGTCCTCGGGGTCGGTATAGGTCGCCACCGAGCGGGTGCGGCTGTTCGTCCGGCACAGGCAGCAGACCCCCGGCCTCGACCCCGTCGCCACCCGAGTCCCTACCTACAGACCCACCAGTGCCACATCCCCCGCGCCATCCAGTGGGCGGCGGTGTAGACGTTCGCCACGGCGTCGAAGGGGGAGTACCCGGGGAACCCGGCGGCCGGCGCCGCGCTGCGCCAGGTCGACGGCAACCACTGGAAGACGCCGCTCGCCCCGGACCGGGGGTTCACGGCGCCGGGAAAGTAGCCCGACTCGCAGCGGGCCACCCGGTGCATCCGCCACGCCGGGACGCCGTACTCGGCGGCCGCCTGGTCGATCAGGTCGGGCACGCTCTGCCCGTGGGAGGTCACGCAGGACAGGCTCAACCAGCCCGCGACCGCTGCACCAGCCACAAACCCCAAGCTCCAATGCCACCAGTCCCTCATCCGGCCGCCTCCTCGAACAGGGGCAACTGCCTCGCCGGAGCCCGGGACGCCCGCAGCAGGAGCCGCTGCACGTCCAGCCAGCTCAGCCCGCACCCGGCGCTACACCGGGCCGGCTCCTCCAGCCACAGACAGCGCCGCGGCCCCCGCGAGGACGCCCAGGACGACGCCCGCACGGGCACCAGTCCCACCCCACAGCGGGGGCAAGGGACGGGGACGCTCACCCCCGGTGCTCCCGCAGGGTCGTGCGCACCCAGCCGCCGACCGCCGTGTTGACGTAGCGGCGCTCGATCTCCATGTCCGCGATGCTGCCCCGCCCGACCCCGAGCTGCTCGGCCAGCTGGCGCTGGGTCAGGCCGGCCAGGCGCCGGGCGAACAGCAGCTGCTCGGCCGTCACCCCGCTGGGGGGCAGGGTGCGGGTCAGGGTCTCTTCACGGCGGCGCCGGCGGGCGAGGCGGCGGTAGTAGGCGGCGAAGGCGTGCAGCCGGGCGGCGTGGTCCGAGAGGGCCACGGGGTCGGTCGGATCGCCGTTGAAGTCGCCCACGGGCGACGGGCCCTCCTCGCTCTTGGTCACCGGCCAGGAGGGCGCCTCACCGTCCACTCGCACGACCCGCAGGCCCCGGCGCTCGTAGCGGATGGTCATCAGACCGACTGAGTCAGATTGACGAACAGATCCGCCGGCATCGTGCGCCCGCGGACTCGATACAAGAGGGCCACGTACTCTTCCTCCGTCAGATCAACCCGTTGGGGCACAAAGGCGCGCCCAGTGGCGTTCAGCGCCGTCACCCGCCACCACGAAAAGTCCTCGGCGTAGCGCACGGCGAAGACCGGCACGCCCGCCCGGTTCCCCAGGTCGCAGAGGGCACGATAACTCGGATGGTTCGCCCATTGGATCTCCGCCCGCTCGTGCTTGTACTCCACCAAGGCCATCGCCCGGCCCTCGTCGTACTCAATGGCGAGCCAGTCCACGTCCACCATCGGGCAGTTGAACCCCCACTGGCGGTGCCGCTCACTGAGCGCCTGGTCCCTCCACCCGGTCCGCTCCGCCCTCACCTGCTGCAACGCCACCCTCACACTCCTGCGCCAGACGCTCGGCCGCGATCCGCACGTTCTCGCGCTGCAAGTCGACCCCCACGAAGCGGCAGCCCATCCGCAGGGCAACCACACCCGTCGTACCGGCGCCCATGAACGGATCGAGTACCAGGGCGCCGGGCTTTACGAACCGCCGCATGAGATCGGCCATCCCGGTCTCGCTCTGGCCCCACTCGTGGTGCCGTTTCGTTTCGCTCCCGTCGCTCTTAGCCAGGTCGGCGACCCACTCGACTTCCCCATTAGTCGCATCGCCACGCCAGCCCTCGCGGTAGGGTCCGGCGCCGTTGGTGAACCAGATGACCGGCTTCCAGAAACTGAAGACGTGATGGGGCCAGATCTTCACCGCCCCGCCCCCCGGCGTGAGGTAGGCCAAGGTCCAGCGATAGTGGAGATGCGGCGCCATGAGCCGCACGATCTCGGGGAGATACATCTGCCCGATCATCAGCAGGACACACCCGTCCGGACGCAGCCAGCGAGGCGCATGCTGCGCGAGCCGTTCGCACAGCCCGATGCCGTGCGCATCGGCCTTATAGGGCGGATCGGTGATGATGAAATCCGCAGGTTCCCTCGACAGCGCAGCATCAAATCCGAAGCAATCCCCCTCGAGCAGTCGGTAGCGAGCCGTCTCGGCTTCGACCGCGGAATTCCCGTCCCCTCCGGATGCGGCCCGACGCGCCAGGCGCCGCTTGATGTTCAGCAGCAAGGTCGGGCGGTCTACGATCCCCTCGGCCAGCCATTCCTCGACCCACTCCTCATGCGCCGCCAAGAGGCGAAAGTCCAAGCGAGTCTGACTGTGTAAGAGCCGAGTACTTGGTTCTTCGTCGTGGCCCCTGCCGGGCGCCGGTCCCAAGAGGTGGCCGACGAGGATCTCGGTGCGCCGTTCCTCGGCCGCGATTTGGTCACGCGCTCGGTAGTCCTCGAGCAGGCGACGAAACGCCTCCAGGCGCCGAGCCAACTCGAGCGCCTGCTCGACCGTACCCCGGACTCTGATCTCTGCGCGCATATTGGCCGCGTGGGGGAGGATGACGGCCGTCACATTCGCCAGGGTCACCCCCTCCGGGTCAAGGAGGGCTAGACCGCTCTTCAGAACGATCCCTCTAGTTCGCTCTTCGCCCGCCGAGCCGCTCGAGCCAACATCCAGCGAAGGTCCGTCCGCGGATTGTCTGATCTCAGCCACTTGCCCTCGACCTCAATGCGCTCTTTCGTAATCGGGTCACGGAACGCCACCGCCCCGGTGACCGAACCCCAATAGACCTCGAGCCCCCAGCGCTTCTTCCCCACCCAAGAGGTCAAGCGGCCCCCTCCTCCTCCCGCCTGCGCTCGACCATCTCGAGCAGGGCCTCCTGGGCGCGTTCCCTGGAGAGCACCAGCAACTCCGCACCCCCCTGCAGCCGGTATCTGGGCCACAGCCGGACGCGGTAGACGCCATCGGCGGCGCTGTAGTAGTCGCCTACCCCGCGGCCGTCGACGAAGAGCACCTGGCGCCCGGTGTAGACCATCCGCCATTCCACCTGCACCGTCGTAGCCATCTCTTCCCCGCTAGCGATTTCGTCCGTACCAGGCCATCAGGCCGATGAAGAGCAGCGAGCCGATCAACACCACCGCCGTGCCGACCAGGATGGCATCGCCGCTCACGGCTCGTCGGCCACCAACCCGAACACCAGGACCAGGGCGGCGCACCCGGCCACCACGACCACCGCGCAGACGGCGATCAGGTACCAATCGATCCCCATCACCCGGCCTCCCCCTCATCCGCCAGGTGGGCGCCCAGCAGGCCCTCGAGGTCGTCCACCCGCCGCTGGAGCAGCTGGAGGCGGGCGTCGAGGGCCTGGCCCTGGGCGACCAGGGCGGCGTGGGCCGTGGCGGAGGCGTCCAGCCGGCGCCCCATGGCCTCCAGCGCGTTGAGCACGTCCAGGAGCATCCCCTCCTGGCGCTCGCCCTGGCGCAGGAGTTCCACCAGGGTCTTGTTGATGGTCTCCGACCACTCCTGGTACTCCGACGGCCGCCCGCTCATCGCCGCCCCCCCCTGGCCTGGGCCAGCTTGTCCCCGAGCGGCACGGCCCGCCGCTCGGCGCGGAAGTGCTCCAGCTCGGCCGGGGCGATCACCTCGAGCGGGGCCTCGAGGCGGGTCAAGTCGGGCGGGCCGGGGTTTCGGCCCTGTCGGGTGGTCGGCTGGTAGTAGGCGCCGTTGGTCGTCCCCGTCGCCGGCGCCATCTGCCTGGCCACCCGCTTCCCCTCCTGGCGTTCAAACCAGTTGTTGAGGTA